TTATATTTACCTGCCTCATCTAAATCTATAATATTTATGAACTGTGAAATAATTTTGTCAATGTCATTAATGCTAATAATTTCGTCTGCAAAATCTAACATACTTCTTATCTCTTTTGTAGATTGCAACGATTCATTAAATGACACCCAATCTTGTGGTGCCATCTTGTTCGTTTTCATCTTTCTTTTAAGACGCTCTAAATCCATGATTGACGATAAATGCTTTCGCACTATTAAATATTTACTGTCTTTTAATAATGTATCTACGTCATCGTAAGATTTGTTAATATCATCTGCATTTATCATTGGTTGTAAAAGACGCTCTTTAAATGTTCGAAAACCAAAAGCAGTTGAGCATCTATTTAATATATCTATTAAAGGCTGGTCGCCAGGATATAATCCAAGGACATTTAATTGTATTGCAGAGTTAAACTCAATAATCATATTTTTATTCATTTCAAATACTTCTGGAGCTTCTTCTAAACCTTTCACAATATCCGAATTATGCTCATAAGCAAACTCCAAGAGACAGCAAAGCGAAAATCGCGAATTATTATATTTTTCCAAGTTTAGTATTTCTATGATTGAAAGGAACCCCTTTTTAATAACAAACACCTTCTCTAATATATCCCTCTGCTTATTTATATTACTAAAAAAAGACAAATGTTCATATTTATCCCATTTGTAATGTACGCGAATATTATTAATATTAAGATTTTTTAATATCTTTCTTTTGTAATTGTCGTCGATTGCTTCGCTTATTATAATTAGTTCAGAAGGATTATATGTACTGATAAAGCGAAATACTTCGTCATTTGCAAATTCGGGGTCGTCCTTTGTAGAAGATACTTCGTATACAAATGTTTTCCCAGTAGACAAATCAATACCCGAAATACCCGCAATAATATACCCCTCAATTATTTCATAATATATTACCATAATATAGTTGCTTTTCTTATTAACTATATTAACATTCGTTCCTGGTGATATTATCTCTGTTACCTTGCGTTCCGGGTTAGGAGGGTCAGTTACTTGTTCAACCAATACAATCGTATAATTGCTTGATAATATTTTGTCTCTGAACTTTGGAAGCGACGCCAAAGGAAAGCCAGCCATTACAGGATTTGCAATTGATATTTCTGCAACCGTCTTATTCTTTCGTGATGTTTGAATACCGCATAATTCTGCAATAATATACACATCGTTATTAAGTGAAGTATCCGTATTTTGATATATAGTATATATCTCGAAAAACGAACCAACTTGCATTAAAACAACACATTTATCCCCGTATTTTTCCTTGTATATTTTCGTATATTCTAAATATTCTTCAATCATTTAATATTTATTTATTATCACATAATAATGTTGATATGTTCTTATATGTTTGCATATTGGTGTAAAAATAAAAAAATATTTATACTAAATTTATTTGTTAATAATTATCTTCTTTAACAATAACAATATGTTTTTATTTTTTAAACATTGGTTTTGGTTCAATAATAACTTATTCTTCAACAGGTATTATTTCATTTTGAACTTCATCAATATGATCAGTATTTACTGAACTTGTATCATCTTGTTCTTCTGTTTGAACTTGTGGTTTTACAATACCTGTAATAAATTGTTGTGCTTGTTTTTTATTATTTTCAATCTCTTTCTCTAATTGTTTAATGAGTGTATCATTAAATTCACAATATTCAACAATCTCTTTTTGGCGTTCAAAAGATGGGATGGGGATTTTTATAGTTTCAAAGTCATCAAATGATACAGCAGGATATTGTGCTCCTTTTGCTTTATTTATTAAATAATCAGTTATGTAATCACTTATCATAATATAATACAAGTATTTTGATAATATTGTATTTTGTTCTTTTACTCTAATATTGGCAAAACCAGTAGAAGCAATACCATTTTGAATATCATCGCTAATATAAACATATCCTTTCAAATTAGGTCTAACAGATGAATATAAAATATCTCCTTTTTTTACTATTCTTTTTGCTCTTGATGGAAAATCATTTGTTAATTTTTGTAATTCTAATATTTGTCCTCCTTTAACAGAAGCAATATCAATATAATTAATTTCAGTATATTGCCCTACTTTCATATTTTCAGGATTAATTATACTAATTTCACATAATTCTTTCACAACATTCTCACCAAATATTTTTTGATTATTCAAACAAAATTCATTCAGTTGCTTCAATTCTGCAATCTTCTCATTACTTGTTTTGTTTGTTTTTTCGTATATGAAATCTAAATATTTTACAATTTCTTGTTGACGTTCAAGTAAAGGGATTGGGATTTTTATATCTGTTATTTGATTAAATCTAATAAACTTTTGCGCAGTTCCTTTTTGCTTAGACATAAATTCTTTCTCTAAAACTATTTTTGAATAATAATATACATATTTATCAATAAGTATTGATGTGTTTTTACTTTTCATAGTGAAACATTGTGACGCCCAAAATGGTTTTCCAAAACTATAATTAACATATCCCGGGTATCCTGTTCCACATATAATTATTTCATTGCCATTTCTATTATTTGCATTATGAAAACCAACAATTTTAACGCCACCTCCAAATATAGGTATATTACCCTCAACCATATCTTTTTTATCAAGTTGAGAACCATTTTGAAATTCACAAACCTCTCCAAGCGTCTTAACAACAACACCTTCTTCATATTGTTCTTCATCCGTTTCGTCTTTCATATATTCAGCATAATTAAGTGAATATGAATTACTTGCAATCTTCTCAATAGGAACTTCAACCAATAGATTTTTTACATCATTATAGGGGTTATAATCATAAAACTTAACAGTAGTTGTTTGATGTGTTTTTGAAAACTTATAATCTCTACCAGTTTCTTTTTGAGTTTTGGATATATTAATTTTAGTTTCCAATACATCATCGCATTCTCTCTTCTTAATAAAGTAGAACACGCAAGTTTTAATAGATGTGTATGTAAATATACCTGATGGCAGATAGATAATCTCTTTCAAATCGCAAGTTTTCATAAGATATTCTCTAATTATCATAAGTGTTTTATTAGATTTACTGAATAAATCTTGCCCATCAGGTAATACAACCGCGCATTTACCATTAATTTTCAACATATAAATAATTGCTTGAATAAACAGTGATACCGCATTATCTGTTTTGATTGGTGTATATTTGTCTTTTAGCAAACTATTGTAATCATCATACTTCAATCCTTTAATACCAAAAGGAGGATTTGCAAGAATATTATCAAACTTTCTTGAGATAGGAACTCTAATACTATCCCCTCTGTCTAATTTATCAAACATTTGCCCTGATGTGATAAACATATTAGAGACAGCGAGCTGATATGTATCGGGTTCTAATTCCTTTCCATATAACCCTTCTGTTTTAATAAAGTCCCAATCAAGTTTAATATTTTTTGCTGTTGCTTGCTCTAATATATTTTTCAAATAAGTAATTAAGAAACCACCTGTTCCCATTGTAGGATCGCAACAACTATCTATTTTTCCATCTGGATATATTTGCGGATTAATAAGTTTTACCATCATATGTTTAACAGAAGGAGGTGTAAAGAATTGACCTAACACTTTTCCTGTCATAATACTTTGAATTACTTCTTCATAAGCATCACCTAAAATATCGTATTCAGTTTCAGGTAGCGTATTAATTTTATTTATTAGATTTTTATAAGTTGATTGGCGTTGAATATCAAATCCCTTATCTTTTAAGAAGATATTTTTAGTACTCGGGTGTTTTGACAGAATATCTTCCCATAAATACTTCATATTTGCCGAAATATCATCTTCTTTTACATTTGCAAGATTGCTAAAGCGAACTATTTGAAGTAATTTAGTCTTATGCATTTCAATAATATCATCTTCAAGATGGCTAAAATCATACTCATAATTATCAATATCAATTTCCTTGCCAAGGTGCGGTTCAATAAGCTTTAATATTAAGAAATAAGACATATTCCTTAATGCTTTGTCTCCAGTTAAACCTTCGTTATCTCGCAAAATATCTAAACAATTTTTGAAAATATTAATAAGAGCACTCTTATTATCCATTTTAACCTCTTTAATCTGGTTAATATCTTGCATCTCCTTCAGTGTAATACATGGGGCTTTTTTATTAATATGTTTATCATAATCGCATTTCTGGTTGAAGGTCTTCTTACACAGTTCGCAAGAATATTGTTTAGGCATCTCTATTATAAGCGTAAGTTATTTTATCTTTATATAAAAATATAATCAATTTTTATTATTTTAATTTAAAAAAGCATTTTTTACTTTCGCCTAACTTCGGTTAAAATGCAATACCTCCCTTCTTTTTCTTATTTGATATAATAATAACATCACACAGTTCATTAACATTATAGTAATCAACCCATAAACCGAAAGGAGGGAATAAAGGGTCTAATTTACATAATTCATCGCATATTATAGATAATTCTAAATAATTCTTTTTAATGTCTGGATACAAAGATAGATATGCATTAACCTTATTTTTACAAGTTTCAAAATCATAATATATTCTGTCAATACTTAAATAATCAACCCAATTTTTAAATTTGCTTTTAAATAATTCTTCTGGATTCAATGATAGCCTTGAATCTTTGTCACATAATTCATAATAGGCTTTTTTGTCCTTAATATTTTTATCAGCTATTATTTTCTTTGCCTTTTCATAAGTAATATTAAGTGCTATTCTGTTAATTGTTTTTAATCTTAATTGCTTTGTTAATTCATCGTCATAATCATATTCGCTATATATTTCATTCGCACATCCAACATTTATTGAATTTATATTTAATGACCGCTTTTCAATATCAATTCTAAACACCTTTATTTTTTGAGTAATTGTTTCATCTTCTAATCCCATCTGGTAAATAACTTCTCTTACCTTTTTCAAATCAGGATTTTCATTATTTTCTAACCAGTCATCTCTATTTAAAATAGGTAAGATGATTTTGGTGATTTTATTAGGTTGATGTTTGTTTTTCCTACTTGCTCTTAATGCGGATTGAACTATACGGATATTTGATGTCATATTTTCAGCAAATACTACACCATCCAATAATGGAAAATCCCATCCTTCACCCAAGCAATAGACACAAGTAATTATTCCAAACTTCGCCTTTTCAAAATTATTAATTATTTCTTTTTGGTCTTTTGATTTCATTTCACTATGGTAATTAGAATAATATAAATCAGGTATATCAAAGTAATTATCGTCTAACAGCATTTTTATATATTGAATTAATTTCAATGAATTATCCTTGTTATTTGAATATATCAATAAATGATGTGAATGTCCGTCAAATATACTTTTCAAAGATGCAAATGCAGTCAAAAACAACCTTTTATCATTCTCTTCTATAATATAAAATCTTGATAATTGTTGTTCTAATTGTTCTTCATTTGTAATAATGGTTTGAATAACATAATCACAAATAATATTTTCATTAATAGCCCATAGCAAACATTTTCTATCAATTATTTCTCCAAAATAATCAACATTATCATTTGAAACTACAATACCATCATCACACATACTTTCAAGTTGTTTAAGTGTTGCAGTTAATGATAATTGTTTTACAGATGGAATTTTTAACATTTGAATATATTTTTTTGTATTATGTGCTAATTGCATATTGTTTGTTGTTAAATGATGGACTTCATCTAATAGTTTCATACCAAATATAAACCTTCTATGTTGTGTCGTAGTATATACTTTATGTGCCGATGAATATGTAGTTATTACAATACATTTTTTTTGATTATTTTCTAAAAAATTCATTATATTTTCAATCTCTACACCACCTGAAACAATTAAATATGGAACACTTTGAAACAAAACACAAATAACTTCTTCCCATTGTTTCAATAATAATTTATTAGGAACGCCAATAAGAATAGTATTTGAGTTTAGTTCTTGTGTAATCCATAATGAAATTAGAGTTTTTCCTACTCCACACATTAATACAAGCATACCTTTATCGTATTGTTGAAAATGTATAACTGACTTTTCAATAATAATAGTTTGGTCGTTTCTCGGTATGTAGGAAATAATTTGTTTATTTGTTCTCTTGGATTTTAGTATATTGATTAATGATTGAATATTTATTTTTTTCATTGTCTTTCTAACCCTATTGCATCTTACCAAATCACTAATTTCTTGTTTGGTTAATTTTTTATACTTAATACCAAGTGTAATTAAGTAAGGTTCAATAAGAGTAATTATTTTTTTATTATAAAATTCAGTTCCTGCATCATATTTAACATTTAATTCACTAAACTCAATTTGTAATAAACGTTCAACAATACCCATTTTTTTAATAGGAACTTCAAACACCTCTTCAAAATATCCTCTTTTAACCTCTCCAGTTGCATATTGCATATCTCTTTCAGGTATATTATTTGTCTTACCCATTTTGCAAGCATCATCAAGATTATACGAAAGATGATTTCTTATATATATATATCCGTATTCAATGGCAGAGTTCATCTTCGTTATATATTTATATTGATGCTCTTATAAATCATTTTTTATTATATATATTACAAAAATATATAAACACTTTGTCTATTAAATGATATAATAAATGTCATGTCAATATGTGCATCGCCTTTCTCACCTCATATAACCCCATTTGTTGCGATTACTTGCTATATTGTATATCCTAAACAACTTCGAATTAACCCTGTGCTATTATACAATTTATCAGTTATTCATAATGGGTTTTTAGTTGCATTTAGTGCATGGACTTTCGCATCATTATCGCAAATATTGTATAATAATGGTATAGTATTTGAAGCAAATTATTATTTCAAAAGCCAGCAATTTGACATGGTAATTTATTGGTTTTATTTATCAAAATATTATGAGTTCTTTGACACATTTTTATTATATTTAAATGGTAAAACGCCAATATTTCTTCAAAAATACCATCATATAGGCGCTGTGATAAGCTGGCATCTAATGTATGAATACAAGGTTGATATGGTATGGATGGCAACGCTTTTAAACTCATTTGTTCATACGATAATGTATTCATATTATTTAGGATGCTTATTGAAGGTTAATCAAGTTAGGTGCATTAAAAAATATATTACGTCAATGCAATTATGCCAGTTTTTTATTTTGTATGTTAATTTCTATTTATATAGACCCCCAATTGAAACTTGGTTTAATTATTATATTATTACATTCTTTGCATCTTATGGTATTGGTATTATTGGTTTGTTTGGTCGTTTTTACTATGACAGTTATATTCACAAAAAGAAAATAGAATAATTAAACCGATATAAGATATTTAGAAATAAATATAATAATTAGATGAGTAATAATAGTTTCGGTAGTATCGGTAGTATCGGTAATAACATATTCAAATCTAATTATTTACAGGAATTACCTGAAGACATCAAGATACTTATTTATAAACACGTGTATAAAAATAATTATACTTGTGTATTAAATGAGCTTATTGCAAATGTTGATAATCAAAAACATTACAATAATCTAACACAATTTTTGATATATCAAGAAGAACCAAAGCTTAATCTATTAAATTATCTATCAAGAAATAGTATTGCTCAAAAGAAACATCACTTTAGTAATAGTATTCTATCGTGCTATAAAAATCAGTTGGCTTCCAATAATATATTTAAAGCAAATATTAATAAATTAAAGTTTGCTTCTAATATATTTAAGTATTTAGATAAACGAATTGCACAAACCTTTGTAAACTTTACAAAGAAATCAGAATATACTACACATTTTACATATAATATATATATTGACGAAAAAGGCGAATATTTTGTATTAGAATATGATAAGAATTTTTGCTGTTTCGCTGAATTATATTTAGTTTTACTTATATTTTGGCAATATATTCGTATCAAATTATATGAGTTTTACGAAGTTCACAAGGTGGCGTATAACACACATGTTAATAATTTAATACGAAATGATTATAATTCGGTGCATCATTCTTGGTATACAGCAAATATGACGGAAGATATTTTGAATAAAAATCTTGAAAAAATTAAGAAAGAAAATGAAAAGTTATACAGAAAAATTACAAGACATCGTAATAATGTCGATAAAACAGAATGTTTTTATATAAATTTTGAAATACGCAATAATATTGAAACCTATATTATTGATGACGACACTATTATAATACTTTTGAAAGAGCTATGAAACCTCTTTTATACTGTGATTTTTGTTAATTGTAATTATATTTCTGTCTGATATGCATTCATTATTTACAGTTTTTTTTGAAAGTTCTGCAACAAGGTCCTTGAAATATGTATCTGGGATATTGGATACTTCTGATTGTTTCGCGTTAAACATATTTGCAAGATTTATATATTCTTTATTCGCTTGAAACACGCTTCCGTTTTTATTATATATGTATATTGTATTATCTTCCATATATTTTAAAATATCCTTATCATTAAATATTTTTGGGTCTATATTGTATTTAGTTATTATCTTTTCATATATGTCATAGTAGGGTAAATAAGTATATTTAGTGCATACGAGTTGCCTTTTCGTATATGAAAAAATATTGTCCTTTATGTCATCTATAAATATCATCCGATTATTCAAAATATATTCTCTATTTTGTTCATTTTTCATCAAAGGATATTTTTTTATTAATGATTTAGTAATTAATGGATATATATTGACCAATGATTTTTTCCTACCAAGTGATATTGAATTTTCTCTTGTAAAGAATGGACGATTTATTTTCATCCCCAAAGCTTTCTCTATATTTTTACCAAGAACTCTGTTTGTCCAATTATAACTACTATTCGTATAAAAGAAAACTTCAACGTGTTTAAACTTATTATTGCAGAATATTAAAAACTCTTTCACATAAGGACGTAATAATCCATTTTTTAATTCATCTTGCATATCTAATAAATCTACATAAGGACACTTCGTATTTATGCCCTTTTTCTTGCATGAATTATATAGAAACTCTAATAAATCATACTCTTTGGATTGCATGTTAATGTTCCCAATAATAGTTTGATCTATATCAAAAATAATTATTAAAGGGAGCTTTTTCATAATGAGCTTCTATATTTATATTTTATAAAAATAATATAAAGATTAATTATTATTAATAATATAAAATATAATGGAGATTGCATCAGAGTTTGATGATGTTTTGAAAATTTTGAAAGATATTGATATGGACAGCCTTAATATTAGTGATAGTATTAAATTGGATTTTTATAAATTTTACAAGCAGGCAACAGTAGGAGATTGCAATATTCCAGAACCTTATTCTATATTTTACAAGGCTCACGCAAAATGGAAGGCATGGGATAGTATTAAAGGCATGTCTATTGAAGACGCAATGAAAGAATATATTAACTATTATAATAATTATATATATGTCAAATAAAAATAATAGATTATAAAAAAAGAATTGAAATGTGCAAATTAAAAATTATTAACAGTCATCATTTGCAGACATTGTCTGGAAGACCAAGCGTTGAGTTAGAGAATATAAATTTTAGTAGAGTTTAACATTAGATTATTATATCAAACCAAACATTGCAGATATAACTTCGTTCATAATTAGAATAATGTAATTAATCATATTAATAATTTGCGGTTTTAATGAAGGATACTTATTAATAATAAGGTCGTATAATATTATTAATATTATTAATATAAACACTGCAGTATGAAACATATCAATCGCAAGATATAAATTTAGTTTGTATACTATCTTGCTAATAGTTAATGTTTCATCATATTCTTGAACAAAATTATAAAAATGGTCAGCAAATTTAGTATATAAAGCGGGGAGTTGAGTATCTCTAATTTTTTTATCAAAATCATCCGTGATGGTTGAAGTTAATGCAGTTTGTTGTTCTTCAGTTAAAATAGCACCAATATCCTCTACATTTTTTTTATTTATATAATATTTTATATAATCAATCATTAATTTTCCATTTTTCTTTAACTCACTCTCTATATAATCCTTTGTTATATTTTCAGGTAATAACGATTTAATAGTATAAGAGCAAATGATTTCTCGATACATTATTTTAACATCATAACACAATGCTTCAACTATTATATCTCCATCATATTCACCTTTTGCGTCTATATCGCTTTCTTTTATTGTTTCCAGAGCTTTTAAATTTTCCGCTCTTTTTTCTATATTTTGTTTTTCTTCTGGTGTTGCTTTTGCTAAGTCTGCTGTTAATTTGGCTTTTTCTGCTAAATTGGCTGCTACTGCATCTGTTGCTTCTTGTGATGATGGCGTTGGTGTATCCGCAACCGCTTTCTTTTTTGTTTCTTCTTTGTATTTTTTCTTAATATTTTCAAATATATTAAAGAATATATTATTCAATTTATGTATTATAAATGGGTCTTCCATATTATGAGAGATTACAAGATGATATACAAGATAGATAAATATTTGTTTTTCAATAATTTTATTTTGCGATTGATATAATTCAATTGTTTTTTTATTTCGTGCTGTATATCCTCCAGTATCTCTTTTTGAATATCCTTTATTATTACAAATAATTTTTAATAATTCATTAATATTATTTACATCATCATAATCACTCTCTGGTATAATAAATTTTAAATTATAAGATAAACCTGCGTCAATTAATTTTTTAAAATTACTGTCTATAATTGCTTGAGGCGTTGTTGTACTTATAACAAAATTACGTAAATCTAATTTATATAATGAAAACTCCATTAATTGGTCTGTGAACTTGCTTGTATTTTCATATTCAACTGATGAATGTTCGCCTGGAACCAACGTAGTAGTTTTATTCGATTCAACATTCAAATCATGAAGTTCTTGCTTAACCATTGTGTCAACATTTATATAATTCTTTGTATATAATTCATATAAACTACCGTATACCATCTTGTTAAATAAAAATGTGTATATAATACTATGTACATAAATGCATAAAAATATTACAATAGGCAAATAATATATATATGTGTTATTTTCATATATTTCACAAAGTAAAGATGTACATTTAAGAGGAATATCTGTAGGACATTTAAAACTATGAATACTATTAATAATTGTATTATATAAATTATATACTACACCAATTAATATTAAAGCACATATAAATAATAGCAGTTTAACAATGAAATTAAAATATGCAATAATATTATGAATATATAAATCTGAAGAATTATTATCATATTTGATGTTGTAACTATATTTCTTTTCGTTGTCAAAGTTTTTAACATAATTTAATAATCGATGCTTGTATTTATCCTGTAATTTTGTATTAGTACCATCTTCCGTCGTATATTTATCACTAATATCTTTTAAACAATA